CTCGACGCGGACCAGCTCGGTCAGGTCGACCGAGATGGTGATGTCACAGGTCTCGGCGTCGAGCAGTTCGGACTCGAACGTGAACGGCTTGCGGCCGCCCTTCTCGAATAGATCCGGTTGGTTGACGGCCAACCAGGCCAGCAGCGGTGCAACGAGGTTATTGACGCTCCCCGCGAAGTCCTGCACCCATATCGATGCCGTGTAACCGTACTCGAACGACAACGAGCCGGCGCGCACCTTCACGTCGCCCTTGTCGACGAAAATCTCCATTTTCGCCGGATCGTTCCCAATTACGGGAACAGATGCGATCAGATGGGCGCGCAGGCTGGTAAGCTTCTTCATCGGGCTTTCGGGCAGCTGCCCGGCATATTCCAGTTGACCAGGCGGTCGGCACGATCGGCGTTGCCGGCGAACGCGCGGGCGAGGCGGATGATGCCGGCGCGGATCCTGGTCGGGATCTGCGCGATCAGGTCGGGATCCTCGGGCAGACCGGCGGGCCGGTCCGCGCACCGCAGCAGCTCGGCGGGCGGCGTGTCCTTCACCTGCACGACGATCGGCGCGGACGCGACCGCAGGCGGCGCCTCACTGCGCCGCGCGCAAGCCGGCAACGCCATTAACAGCGCGAAACCAATCGCGATCGACGAGGTTCGTCCGTTCAGCATTCGCATCTGCCATCTCCATGCGTTGGGCGGCCGAGCTTGCTGCCTCTGCGGCAGCGCGCGCGGCGCGGGTGTCGTCGTTCTGTCGGGCGTCATGGTCGGCCATTGCCTTCGCCAGCGTGGCGGCCGCGAGCTGGTCGCTGTTCGCCTTGAACCGGACGAGCCCGGCGACCTGGTCGGCACATGCCACCCCCCGCTGGACCTTGCCGGTGCCGGGGAACGGCGCCCCGGACCCCGCGCAGATGATCTCGACGCGGTGCAGCACGTCGTCGCGATCGGCACTGGCCTGGCGGTACTGGACGTACAGCCAGGCGCCCGCCGCAGCGACGGCGAGCAGGACTAGGAAGGTCCATTCGGCCTTCACCTTGGCGAACAGCATGCGGATCATCGGGGCAGCTCCTTGAGGCAGAGGCGGCGCTCGTCCTCGCGCCGCAGGGTGAGACCGCGCACGACCTTGCCGCCCGCCTTGTTCCACATCAGAAACGCGTCGCACGCCTCGCGCCAGCGACCGGCGTTGAACAGGCGGGCGACGGTCGAGCCGCAGTAGCCGGCCGTGCCGACATTGTAGGCGAGGTCGATCGCGGCCGAGAGCTGGTTGTCGCGACCGCGTAAGCCCGGCGTGCATTTCAGCACCGGCTCGGCATGCCTGATCAGCTCGGCTTCGCGGCGCGCCTCGCACCCGGCCTTGGTCTCGACCATGCCGGGCTTCACGCCGGCCGTGACGCCGTCGCAGATCGTCCACACCTTGACGATGTCCTGATAGGCGACGAGCCGATCCTTGCCGCCCGATTCCCACCTGGCGACCATCGGCGTGACGATCAGCGCCGCGGCGCCGATCAGGCCGATCAGCGTCTTGCGCGGCTTGGTGGCGGCTGGCGCCGTTGCAGGCGCGACGGTACGGGTCTCGGTCACTTCGGATCCTTTCGCGGGATGAGCGCGAGCAGCCGCTCGCTGAGCTTGCCGGGGAGTTCGGCGAGGACGGCGCTGCAGCCAGTGATGAAGCCGGGCGCGGCCTTGAAGGCGATCATGCCGAACACGAAGCCGATCGCCTGCGCGACGAAGTGGTGCAGGCTGACCAGCGCGCCGACGGCGTTGGTCATGAAGTAGCTGACGACGATGCCGACCCAGACCTGCATGACCTTCTGCGCCCAGGTCAGCCCCGTTTCGACGAGCAGCGACACGACCGCGCCGAGCGCGGCCGGGACCAGGCTGGTCAGGAACGTCGCCAGCCACACGGCGAATTCGTGGAGAAGATCCTTCATGCGATCAGTCCCAGAGATTGACGACGTCGGTGCGTACGGCGGTGGCCGGCGCGGTGATGGCGGGAAGGATGACCGCCCGACCTTTCGGCAGGATCGGGCCGAGGGCAGCGATGCCGGGATTGGCGGCAAGCACCGTGGGCAGATCCGCAGGACCCAGGCCACGCTCGCGCCAAATGAGCGCGTCGAGCGTGTCCCCGTCGCGCGCGATGATGGTCTCCGTCGCCATCAGATCAGCTCGACGCAGGTGCGGCCGACCTGCAGGATGTCGCGGACGGCGTGGAGTGAATCGCGGCGCAGCTCGCCGACGCTCGGTTCGAGATCCTCGGCTTTGCGTTGCCCAGCGCCGGTGATGTCGACGTCACGATAGCGCTCGACGACTTCGGCCTTGGCGGCCGTGAACACGGCGCGGTGGTAGAGCAGCACCAGCGTGCTGGTGCCGTCGATCATCGGCAGCGAGCCATCGGGGAACCGGACGTCAGCGAGCCGCAAGGTGCCCGCCGCGCGGTGCGCCAGCGCGAAGCCCGACAGATCGCGGTAGACGGTCAGGATCGCGGCGATGAGCGCCTCACGGGCACGTGCGGGCGTCACGGCGTCGCGGATGCGGTGCTGTTCGCGGAACATCGCGGGATCGATGTCGGGGAAGAAGCCGTCGTTGACGATCAGCGCGGGCGTCGGCGTGTCGTCGTCGGGTAGAACGGTCGCGCTCAGGCTGGCCATCGGGCGGTCCTTCGAAATTCACGGGGGTGGGGATCGGGTCGATCGACGGCCCTGCGGCCCGGAGGCCTCCCGTCTCGCGCGATCCGTCCCCGAGCGCCGGGGGCGAGCTTGGTCAGGCGGCGGTGTCGCCAGCCTCGGGTTCGGTGGTGTCGGGCTTGGTGACGGCTGCCTTTGCCTTTTCGAGGCCGCGCAGCATCGTCTTCACGCCGACGCGGTCGTGCAGATCCTGCGCACGCGTCAGCACGGACATCGCGCGGTCGATCGTTGGCACGATTGCGTCGCCCTCGGCCGCGCCCGCCGCGCGGACCAGCTCGGCGCCGATCGCCTTCAGCAGCTTCGCCCGCGGTTCGTCGTGCATGTCGACGCCTGCGGTCAGTTCCTCGACCTGCTCCAGCACGTCGAGCGGGAACGTCTCGCCGCGCGCCTGCGCCTTAAGGGCGGCTTCGGCGACCTCTTCCAGCACGAGGGTGGGCGCGTCGCGTTCGTAGCGCGCCGGCAGCTTCACGTCGAAGCGCAGGACGTGCGCAGCGAGATCGAGCGCACGCGGCCAGTCGCCGGTGTCGATCGACCACACCATCGCGACCGGTAGCACTTCGTCGGCGCCGGACGTGCCCAGCTCGCGCCCGACGGTCATCCGGCCGGCTTCGAGCAGGCCGTCGCACCAGGCGCGGTATTCGGGAAGCATCTCGCGCTTGGCAGCGATCTTGCGGTCGATCGACTTGATCTCTTTCAGCCGCTGGAGATCGTGGCGCATGCGCATGGCGATGGCACGGGCGGCGACCTCGACGGCCGGCGTGTACGGCGCGACCTCGGGTCGCAGTTCGTGGGGGTTTAACCCGCCCCCCGAGGCAGGAGCGGACGCGCTGATGATGGACAGGACATGGTCCCGTGTCTGGCGAGCGAGGCTCATTGGCGTGTTCCTGTGGGGAGCGGGTTAAGGGCGCGAAGAGGCCGGTCAGGCCTTCTTCGACTGAATGATGTTCTCGACGAGCGCGGCGCAGCCATAGTCTTCGACGACGTAGCTCTCGTTCACCGACTGATAGTCGGCGACCTGGTCGAACTCGGGCTCTTCCTTGATCGTGCGGCGCCGCGTGCCGTTCTGGACATAGATCGACAGGTTATCGAGCTTGGTCACGAGCAGCGCGTTGGCGGGGAAGAACGGCACCATGATCGCGGTCTTGCCGCCGATCTGCTTCGGCAGCGTGAGGATGCGGTTGCGCGCCTCGATCTCGGTTGCCTTGTCGCCAGCCGCGTTGATGACGTTGAGGAAGCGGTCCTGTACCAGGTCGCGGCCGACGATCACGACGATGTCGGTATCGTCGCGGTTCCATTCGTCCATCAGCTCGATCGCGTCATAGACCAGCGCGTCGATGTTGACGAAGTCGACGTCCTCGCCCGGCGTGCCCGGCGCGACATGGACGGCACCGGGGACGGTCACGCGGCCGGTGCCCGGATCGCGCGTGGCAGGCGTCAGGGCGCCGCCCGCGATATGGCGCGACGGCGCGTAAAAGCGGATCTTGTAGAGCCAGCCGTAATTGACGTCCTGCAGCAGCGGATACGTCTCGATGTCGGTGGTATCGGCGCGCGCGACGCCGTTCCAGCCGATCATGATCCGATCGCGGCCCTGCTGCTTGGCGATGGTGTCGCGGTAGAGCGTCTGGAACTCGGGCTTGTGCGCCCACATGTCGAGCTTGCCGTATTTGATCGCGGTGTCGCTGTTGGTCTGCGCGCAGAAATAGCGGCCACGGTCGGTGGTGTCGGTCGGGTCGATCGGGCGGCGACGCACGCCGGTGGCGCTGTTGGTGAGCGTGCGGCTGGCGATCGGACGGGTGACGCCCATGCCGACCTTGGCGCCTTCCTGCTGGTCGACCGGCACGATGTTGATCTTGCCGAGGAACTCCGACGACGACTGGATCACCTCTTCGAGCTTCTGCTCGACGACGGGGGCGACCGAGAACTGCTTTTCACCGGCGACGGTGTCGACGCCGACGTTGTTGAGCGTCGCCACCTGGGCGAGCATGCCGTTGAAGACGAGGCGGGTTTTGTTCTGCATGGGAAGGCGATCCTGTGTGGGTGTCGGGCTGGCGGTCGGGTGTTCGGGCGATCAGCAGTCGGTCAGGACGCCGTTGCCGCCGCCGGTGGACGGCGTGCGCGAGAAGAGCTGCGGTTCCGGCGTCGACGCCAGCTTGGCTTCGAGCGCGGTGAAGCGCGCATCCATCGCGGCCTGCGCCTGCGTGACGGGCGCCAGTCCCGCTGCCATCGACGAGGCGACGGCCTCTCCAATCTGCACCGAGAATGCCGCGGGGTCGAAATTGTCGTTCGCGGGTCGGGGCGGCGGCGAGTCGGTCTTCTTTTCGGGCTCGCCACCGCGGATCCGCGTGGCGAGTGCGCTGAAAAGGCTGGCGATGGCGCCTTCCACTTTGGCAGGGTCAGCCGGCGACGTCTCGAATTCGACCGCTACGCCCTCGGACGCCGCGGCGAACAGCGTGCCGGGCGACGTGCGCGAGAATTGCAGCGACTGGGTGGCGATGCTCGCGGGCTTGTCGGTGAAGGCCAGACCGATCAGGCCGACCTTGGCGATGCCGGCATAGCTGGGGGTCAGTTCGACGGAGGGGTAAGGCTTCTGGTTGCTCGCCACGAGCGCGACGAGTTGGTCGTTCGCGTCGACCTGGCAGTACAGCGCCTTGCGCTTCTCGGTCTTGCCGTCGATCGTGATGTCGTCGATCTGCGACCTGACCGCGATGACGCTGCCATAGCCGTTGAAGGGCGGTTCCGGGCTGTAGCCCGAAAGGTGCTCGACGTTGATGCGCGGCGTGTAGGTTTCAACGTGGAAGGTTTCGACGATCTGGTCGATCCACTCCGCTTCGATCTTGCGACCGTCGCTGATCGTCTGGCCCTCGACGAAAGCCCGGAAAAACTTGCTCTTGGTGCCCATGGCGCTGCGGTCCTGCGTTCGGTTCGGGGTGGAGCGCCGGGCGCTCGCTGGTGAGCCGAACAGGGACGATGGGGCCGCTCATCTCAAGGCGGCGCTCTTGTAGAAATGCTTTCTACAAGAGGCACGGGAGGCGGGACGTGCCGGCGCGTGGCTAGGTTCGCGCACCATGCCGATCCTCGCCGATCCCCTTACGCTGCCCGTCGAAGAACGGGTGCGCGCCGCGCGCAGCCTCTATTGGCGCGGGTGGAGCTGCGCGCAGATCGGCACCGAACTCGACGTCAAATACGATACGGTGAAGAGCTGGGCGCGCCGGCATGGCTGGGACAATGCGCCGTCAATCCGGAAGCTGGAGGATTGCCTTGAGACGCGCCTGATGGTGCTGATCTGCAAGGAGAAGAAGACCGGCGCCGACTATACCGAGCTGGATGCGCTGCGCCGTCAGGTCGAGAGCCTGGCCAAGGTGCGCCGCTACGAGGCCCCGGGCGGGCATACGGGCGATCTGAACGACAAGGTCGCCAACCGCAACGCGGGCGAGAAGAAGAAGGCGAAGAAGAACCACTTCACCGCCGACCAGGCCGCCGAGCTGAAGGCGATCTTCCTCGACCAGCTCTACGGCTATCAGGAAGCATGGTTCGCGGCGCTGTCGTTCCGCACGCGCATGATCCTGAAGTCGCGCCAGATCGGCGCCACCTACTATTTCGCGTTCGAGGCGCTGATCGACGCGATCGAGACGGGTCGGAACCAGATCTTCCTGTCGGCGTCGAAAGCGCAGGCCCATCAGTTCCGCAGCTACATCGTCAGCTTCGCCAAGCTGGTCGGCGTCAGCCTTGCCGGCGATCCGATGCTGATCACCAGCGATCTCCGCCCAGCGGAAGAAGCCGCGGCCGAGCTGCACTTCCTTGGTACCAATTTTCGCACCGCGCAGGGGCGGCACGGCAATTTCTACTTCGACGAATTCTTCTGGGTTCACAGCTTCGAGGAGCTGAACAAGGTCGCCTCGGGCATGGCGACGCACAAGAAGTGGCGGAAGACCTATTTCTCGACGCCATCGACGATCGCGCATGCCGCCTATCCGTACTGGACCGGCGAGCGGCGCAACCGGCGCCGCGCGAAGGCCGAGCGCGTCGAGATCGATGTCAGCCACGCGGCGCTGAAGGACGGATCGCAGGGGCCGGACCGCGTGTGGCGGCACATCGTCACCATCACCGACGCCGAGGCGGCTGGGTGCGACCTGTTCGACATCGACGAACTGCGCGACGAGTATGCGCCCGACGAGTTCGCCAACCTGTTCGACTGCAACTTCGTCGACGACAGCCTGTCGGCGTTCCGGTTCAACGCGCTGGTTGCGTGCGGGTGCGACAGCCTGGTCGACTGGACCGACTTCAATCCGGAAGCGGCGCGTCCCTATGGCGAACGGCCGGTGTGGGCGGGTTATGATCCACAGAACAGCGAGAACGGCGACAATGCGTCGTTGTCGATCATGGCCCCTCCCCTCGTCCAGGGCGGAGCGTTTCGGCTGCTCGAACGCCATCCACTACGCGGGCTCGACTTCGAACAGCAGGCGGCCTTCGTCCGCGGCATCCTGTCACGCTACAATTGCACCTTCCTGGGGATCGACGCGTCGGGCGTCGGCGCCGGCGTCTATCAGCTGCTCGCCAAGCCCGGCAGCGGGATCACCGGCGTCACCAAGATCGAATATTCGCTCGAACTGAAGGCGATGATGATCATGAAGGCGCAGAACGTCATTTCGCGCGGGCGCATGGCGTTCGACGCGAGCTGGCTCGACGTCGTCTCGTCGTTCGTCTCGATCAAGAAGACGCTGACCACCTCGGGGCGGAACGTGACGTTCAAGGCCGGCCGGGGCGGCGACGACGGCCACGCGGATCTCGCCTGGTCGATCATGCACATCCTCAACAACGAACCGCTCGACGGCCGCGAAGCGCCCAAAGCCACGATGGAGATTATCTGATGTCGAAGCGGACAGCCGCCACGCGCCGCATGGCGCGCTCCGAGGTGCGGGCCGCGTCGGCCGGCGCGATCGAGGCGACCGCGGCGCCGACGTCGTCGGTGCAGGCGTTCAGCTTCGGCGACGCGGAGTCGGTCATCGAAGGGCGGCAGCTCATCGACATGCTGGAATGCTGGCACAACACGCGCTGGTACGAGCCGCCGGTATCGCGCGACGGCCTGGCGCGCGCGTTCCGCGTATCGGCGCACCACAGCTCGGCGATCCTGCTCAAACGCAACCTGCTCGTCGCGTCGCTGGAGCCGACGCCGTATCTGTCGCGCGCGACGTTCGCGAAGCTGGTGCAGGATTACCTGGTGTTCGGCGACGCGTTCATGTCGATCCTGCCGAACCGGCTCGGCGCGCCGCTGCGGCTCGACTATCTGCCGGCGAAATACACACGCCGCGGACTGGCGCCGGGCGTGTTCTTCTATGTGCCGGGCGGTGCCGACGAAGTCGAGTATGCGCCCGGCGCCGTGGTCCACGTGCTGCAGCCCGACGTCAACCAAGAGATCTACGGCATCCCGGAATATATGTCGGCGCTGCAGTCGGCGTTGCTCAACGAATCCGCGACGCTGTTCCGGCGCCGCTATTACCTGAACGGCAGCCACGCCGGGTACATCCTCTATGCGACGGGCGAGTTCGCCAACGGCGACACCGACGCGATGCGCGAGGCGCTGAAGAAGTCGAAGGGGCCGGGGAATTTCCGCAACCTCTTCATCCACGCGCCGGCCGGCAAGGAGCACGGCATCAAGGTCGTGCCGATTGCCGAGGTGGGCGCCAAGGACGAGTTTCTTGGCATCAAGACCGCGACGCAAGCCGACGTCCTGGCCGCGCACCGCGTGCCGCCGCAGCTGCTCGGGATCGTGCCGGCGCAGGGCTCGGCGTTCGGCAACCCGACCGATGCGACGTCGATGTTCTTCGAGCTGGAGATCCAGCCGCTGCAGGCGGTCTTCGCCGACGTGAACGCGGCGCTCGGTATCGAGGCGTTCCGCTTTCGGGAACGGATCGCCCCCGCAAAGGGCAACTAGGTTTCGCGTCCGGCATAGCCGGGCGGGGGATGCCGGGCTGCAACCCGGCAAACCGACGAGGACAAGCTCGCCACGACCACCGGCCACCGGCCGTCCCGCACCCGGCACGCGCCGGGCGGGATCTCTACAAGGCGAGATTTTCCAACATGAACACCCCTATTCCTGTTCGGCCTGTCGCACCCGCGGCCGGCTATATCGGTGGCAAGCGCAACCTGGCGGCGCGCCTGGTGGCGATGATCGAGCGCGTCGACCATGACGGCTATGCCGAGCCGTTCGTCGGCATGGGCGGCGTCTTCCTGCGGCGCCGATCGCGGCCGAAGGTCGAGGTCATCAACGACGTGTCGGGCGACGTCGCGACCTTCTTCCGCGTTCTGCAGCGACACTATGCCTATTTTCTCGACATGCTGCGCTTCCGCATCGCCAGCCGGGCGGAGTTCGAGCGGCTGAAGGCGCAGCCACCCGAGACGCTGACGGATCTCGAACGCGCAGCCCGGTTCCTGTATCTGCAGAAGCTGTCGTTCGGCGGGAAGGTCGCCGGCCGCGGGTTCGGCGTCGACAAGAGCCAGGGCGCGCGGTTCAATGTCACCAAGCTGGAGCCGCTTCTGGCCGACATTCACGAGCGGCTTGCCGGCGTTACGATCGAGCAGCTGGACTATGGCGACCTCATCCGGCGCTACGATCGCGCCGGCATGCTGTTCTATCTCGACCCGCCCTATTGGGGTTGCGAGAAGGATTACGGCCAGGACGTGTTCGGCCGCGCGGACTTCGACCAGCTCGCCGCACAGCTCGCCGGCATCAAGGGCAAGTTCCTGCTGTCGATCAACGACACGCCGGGCGTGCGGAAGACCTTCGCTGCCTTCCCGATGACCGAGGCTGCGACGACCTACACGGTCGGCGCAGGGTCGGCCGTGAAAGCCGCCGAGCTGATCATCTCGAACTTCATACCCAGCTGACGGCCGGGGCGGCGTCGCGCCGCCCCGCACCGCTCGTGCGGCAACCGGCTTGCGGGCGGCCCCCGAACGAATAGATTGATGCGATGGACCAAGAATTCGATCTCAACGACGCGCCGGCCCGACCGACCGCGTTCGTGCACGACTTTCGGCGAGCGACGGATGTGTAACAGAGCCCGCAACCGCGGCGAGCCGGAGACCTTGTTCGAGCGGTTCGACGCCAGCTGGGCGCAGGACGTCGTCCGCCCGAACAGCGACCCGGTCGAGCTGTTCCCGAAGAGCAGGGCGTATGTCGTGCGCGAGGAGAGCGGCCGACGGGTGCTGGACGTCATGGCCTGGGACGTCCTGGGCGGGCAGGCAGCGTGGCCGATGACCAATGTCCGCAACCTCGGGCTGCCGCAGTGGCGGCGCCTGGCGGCCGAGCCGCACAACCGCTGCCTGATCCCGCTGACCGAGTTCTGCGAATGGACGCCCGACAAGCACAAGGTCGGCGACGGCCCTCCGATCAAAGGGGAGATGTGGTTCGACGTGCCCGAGCAGCCGGTGTTCGCGGTCGCGGGGTTCTGGCAGCAGACGGCGAAGGGGGCGGGGTTCACGATGGTGACGTGCGACCCGAACGACCTGGTCGCGCCGATCCATCCCAAGGCGATGATAACTATCCTGCATTCGAACGACCACGAGCGATGGCTTAAAGGCTCCTACGACGACATTCTCGCGCTGCAACGGCCATATCCAGCTGGGCAGATGACGGTACGCGGTCCGGAGTTCCCAACCCGGAGCGTTTGGTAGTCTGCTGACATCGGCTAACGTCCCGTGTCTGGCGTTGGACGTGACCGGTTTTGTTACAGCTCGGTATAGCGTAGTTCTAATTATAATGTGGTCGGGAGGCTGGCCGTCATGTTAGCAAATGCAAAGCCCCGCTTCACCCGGCAGTTTTCATAGACGGGTTACTACCTTCGCTTCTTGCATGTCTCTGGTACTAGGATGCCCACTATGAGCCTAACGACAATGTTTGCAGGGGCGGCGGTTAAGGAGTCTACCAAGCCCGCCTTATCTCTGATCGCGAAGTACGGTAAGGCGCGGTACCATGAACTAATGCTAGAATATTCAGATTGTTTTAACAGCCATATTGCAACCGCGCTTGATCGTTGCACGAAAGTAAAGAATATTCTGTATAAGGACCAGTCTGTTTCGCTGGATTCCCAATATGTAAATGTAACCTTTTCGAAAGGCCGTTTGAAAAAGTCTGACATTGACATAGTCGAAGATATTGTTCTCGGCGCGAAGATCATCGTTAGTGGTACTGCCGGTGCAGGCAAGACTATGTTTATGAAATGGTCGGTGGCCGAAATAATCAACAGTGTAAGTCGTCACGGGCTAATACCGCTTTTCATTGAAATGCGATATCTCGGGGAAGACTTAGAAGGTGGCGTGATAGATAGAGTTCTACTTAGGGAAACAAGTAAGTCACAAAATAGAGTATCTATAGAGCTGTTTCAGGCAGGTTTAGAGGCGGGCGCATTCGTTATCATTCTAGATGCCATTGACGAAGTTAAGCAGAATTCTCGACAAGAAGCGATTAGTGGTATTCGTAAGTTTATATCCGACTACCCTGAGTGTCCAATACTCATATCAACACGTCCTGATGATACTCTTGAGTCGTTGCCGGACTTGGACGTTGTGAGAACAATGGATATGGACGAGGATCAGATTGTTTCCGTCATAGACAAATTGGATTATAATACGGAAGTCAAAGATAGACTGATAGAACGTCTCAGGAACGGTCTGTTCGCAGAGCATCAGGAGTTTTTATCGAATCCGTTACTCGCGACTATCATGTTGCTTACGTTTGACCAATCCGCCGACATACCAACGAAGATAACGTCTTTTTATAAGCAAGCATTCGAAGCTCTTTACCAGCGACACGACGCCGCAAAGGGCGCCTACCGCCGAGGTCATCACGCAGGACTTCCGCTTGACGAGTACGAAAAGATATTTTCTGTCTTCTGTTTCGATAGTTACGTAGACTCAAAAATTACATTTGGTGATGCGGAGCTGCTAACATATTTTAGAGATGCGGCGTCCTACTACGACTACGTCTGCGACGCCGAACTGCTGGTAAAGGATGCAATGGAATCCATCTGCGTTATTCAACGGGAGGGACTGGATAATGTCTTTGTCCATAGGTCATTCCAAGAATATTTTGCAGCACTATTCCTGACGAGGTATTCCGGCGATGATTTTGCGGATCAGGTAAAAAATATCAACAAAAGCAATAACGAGCAAAACATTATGCTCATGCTAATGGAACTCGGCCCCGAAAAACTTGAGGAAAAATGGGTCTTGAGCCAACTGCGAGATCTAGTCAAAAAGCTCCGGCGTGTACGACCAGGCACGAAATCTGGATCGTCTGCCATATTCTCCGCTATATTCAATAGCATAGGTATAGACATAGAAAATGGCAAGATAGTATCTTTTGCGGTTACCCATTCAGGGCCAAACACCGGAAGAGCCGGGTCTTTGCTAGGCAACATTGAGGCTGCCTACGGCAATAATACTATGCTAACTAGATTCATATTTGATGATGAGCCTATATTTGAAGACTTTTGGCAGTTCGTCAAGGAATCGCCGTATGCGGGATCGTTGGCGGATTTGAAGAGCCGTATAACGGTACGACCGTCCCATGAATATGGAGACGACGACGAAGCCGGCAAAAGAAACATCATAAATATCAAGGAATCAGATATACCTTGGCTGTTGAACTCAAAGCTTCCGAAAAGGCTAGAGCGCGTGCGTGATTCAGTCGTTACCTTGCACGACGAAATTTTGAAAAGGATTGATCATAGGCAGAAATCTATGAGGCGAATGTCCGTTCGTAACCGCGTAAAGAGTTGAGTACCACGACAGGGTTCCACGTCACGAAGGCTGGAGGGTAGCCGTTAACAAAGCGGGGAGTGCCAAGTTGAGGCGTGCCTAGCTGCGCGGTGTCTGCTGTCCCCCATCGCATCCCAAGCCGCTGTCGCTATTCTCGCGAAACCGGACAACCGCTCGCCGCCGGCGGCTATCTCGCAGAGACGGTTGGCACGTCGCTAATCTGTGTCGTCCATGCCGGTGACTTCATCTCGGAGCGCATCTTCCATTCCCGCCGGAACCCCTGCGCGGCGGGAACGGCTGCGAATTTGCCGAAGCGGCCGTTGATCTCGTCGATGGCGCCCATCAGGCGATCACGCTTTGCCGTGTCGCCCTCGAACAACGTTCGTGGCCGCAACTCTTCAGATACGAGGTCGTCGAGGATGATGCCCGCCTTCGTGTAGGCGTAGCCTTCGCGCCAGGCGCCAGTGGCGCCCCGCTTCGCCGCCGCGATCAGTTCGAGGCTGTCGCTAGTCATCGGATGCAGCGTGACGGTCCGCGATCCAGCATATTGCGGCCGGTCGGGCTTGTGCCGATTGGTATGGAAGAACGCGGTGAGCCGCCCGGCGACGAGGCCGTGCGCGCGCAGCTTCTCGCCGGCGCGCATGGCGTATTGGGACAGCGCGCCGAACAGGGTGTTGAAGTCGCTCGCCGGCGTCCCGAACGAGCGCGTGACGGCCATTCCCTTCCGCTGCGGCACGATCGTCTCGACAGCATCGGACGGTACGCCGCGCAGCTCGCCGACGAGGCGTTCCAGCACGACCGTGCCGACGGTGCGGGCCTGCTTCATCGGCATGTCGCGCAGATCGCCTGCGTTCGTCACGCCCAGCGCGAGCAGCTTTCGCGCGGTCGCTCCACCAACGCCCCAGACGTCCTCGACCGGGAAACGGTCCATCACCCATTTGCGGACGGCGTCGTCGCGCAGATCGGCCACGCCGTCGAACATGGGGTTCTTCTTGGCCGCGGCGTTGCCCAGCTTCGCCAGCGTCTTCGTGTTGCCGATGCCGACGCAGGTCGGGATCGTCGTCCACTGGCGGACCTGCGCGCGCATGGCGTTGACGTGCGCGACCAGGTCGCGGTTCCCGAACCCGGTCAGGTCGAGGAACGTCTCGTCGATCGAGTAGATTTCGAAGTCGCGGGCGAACGCGTCACAGGCGGCGACGACGCGGCGCTGCATGTCGCCATAGAGCGTGTAGTTCGAGGACAGCACGCGGATGCCGTGCGCGCGGATCTTGTCGCGCAGGAGATGAACGGGCTCGCCCATTTTGATGCCCAGCGCCTTCGCCTCGGCCGAGCGCGCGACGGCGCACCCGTCGTTGTTCGACAGCACGATCACCGGCACGCCGATCAGGCTGCTATCGAACGCGCGCTCGCACGAGACATAGTAGTTGTTGCAGTCGATCAGCGCGATCGGCCCGCTCACCGGACCTGCCGCGCGACGCCGACGACGACGCCCCAGATCTCGACGTTTTCGTCGACGAGGGTGTGCGGATAGCCTTCGGCCTCGGGGACCAGCCAGTGGCGGCCGTCCATGTGGCGCAGGCGCTTCAACGTCCGGTCGCCGTGGACCAGCGCAACGACGATCGCGCCGGGGCGGGGTGCCTTCGACCGGTCGACGACGATAAGGTCGCCATCGTTGATGCCCGCGCCCAGCATCGAGTGGCCGTCGACGCGCATGATGTAGCTCGCGGCGGGATGCTGGACGAGCCAGGCGCCGAGGTCGATCGGTTCCTCCATGTCGTCCTGCGCGGGCGACGGAAAGCCGGCGGGGGTGCGCGAAAGGAGAAGCGGGACCTCGCGCGGTATCAGATCGAATGGGACGTCGTGCAGTTGGAGAAGGTGCATGCGGGGTTCCGGCGACTCAGGAGCGCCACCTAACGTCAAACGGAACAGAAAGGGAACAGGTGATTTCGTGACCGTGGCGTGGGGCGCTCCTGTCGACCGGTCACCCGCCCCGGCCGGCAGGCGCGCCGCCTCGACTGCGACCCCAATCAACACGCTTTTCCCCCCGCCTCGCCCGCGGTCTTTTCGTGTCGCAAAAGGTGCGGTCCCGCCGTTGGCGGAAACCGGCCTCGATCCTAGCCCGACGTGCGTCGATCGAACCAGCAGCGACGGTGCAGTTTGGTGCAGATTGCGCCCTGGCAGCGGGGGCAACGGCGACGGCTAGAATGGCACCGAATTTGCGCATCCTCCCCAGGATGCATCGGGCCGGCGCAAGCCGGCACGTCCGCCCGCGGTTGCTGGACGTTACCCCAGTGGGGCTCGGGACCTGGGCGGCTTGGTTGAGCAGCAAACTGCGCACGCCAACGGCGTTCCTTTTATATCTAACCTTGCAGGGTCGGGTTCTGATCACCCGGTGAATTCGCGTTACAGCGATCTACGCGGCGCCCTAGCGAAGCGAGAGCTTTCGCAAGAGGAGACTCGTCACCGGCACGGAACGCAGCCAAATCCTCGGCTGAGATCGTGGCCAGCATAGCTGCGGTCTCTTCTTCCTCGGCCTTCCGACGCGCGACCTCGTCGTCGGGGAGCGGCCCCTTCCCCATCATACGCCGGACCATGTCCGCGGCTTCTTTGGGCAGGCCAAACCAATAGGCGTTCGTCACCTGCTTCACTTGCGGGCCGAAGGCGTCGGGATCCTCGACGGGTTCGAACCGCCGGATCCAGTTCAGAAAGCCGTGATCCTTGAGGCGTGCCAGCGCGCTGACGATCGCGCCGCGCGAGCGGCGAAGCCGCTCCGCCAGTGTTGCGATGGCGGGTTCGAGTCTACCGGTCTTGAAGTCGATCATGCGCATCAGCTCGCGCAGCACGTCGACGCCGATGGCGCCGAGCGGCCCGTTACGCTTGCCGGCAATCTTGTGCTTGCGGTCGTACACCTCGGCCGCGCGCATCCGCGCGTTGCGTTCGGCCTTGTTGAATGGGCGCCAGTAGCGCTGCTCGCGCTCGCCGGCGCGGTAGCTGCTGCGGCGCACCGGCTGCCCCGTGCGATGGCCCTTCTTCGCCTTTCCGCCGGCGATCTGAAACAGCGTCCGGGCGCTCACGGCCGGTTAGCCAGCTTGCGGGAAAGCCGCAGGATTGCGTGCTTTTCAAATTGCCGGTTAGCCAGTTCATCGCATTGATTTAGTACAATTGTTGGAGACCAGTCGGGTGCACCACAGTCCATCAACTCGCATCGCGAGGCGTAACGATGGACCGGGAATTACCCCGGCCCATGTCACTTAGTTGCTGTCCGAATCGTCGTCATTTTCCTTGTCGATGACGAGATACGTGACGCCTGCGAGCACGCCCGCGCCGATCAGCACCGGGACGAGGCTTTCACCGGCCAGCTTCGACTTCTTCGATACCGGCGTTCCGGCACGAACCGACTTGGCGACCGAAAGGCTGGCAGCGCCGGCCGGGGCGGCACTTGCCGCAACCGGAGCGGCAATCATCGCCAGGCCCGTGGTAGCCATCGCAAATGACTTGATGAACATATGATTCTCCCAAAGCACGACATACGTGTCGGCGGTGAGCAAACGGTCGACGGGACCGATGGTTCAAATCGCGCGGCCAGACCGGGTGCACGCGCGTGCAGCAATCTCAGGCGACCGCGCAATAGGGCGGGAGCGGCACGGCCGCTGCCGGCAGACGCCGCAAGCCCGGGCGCGCGAGCAGATAGCCTTGTATATAGCGGATCCCCATCGCCCGCAGCGTCGCATATTCCCCGGCAGTCTCGACGCCCTCGGCGATGACCCTGATGCCGAGCGATTCGGCAATGTGAACGACGCCGTCGACGATCAGGCGGCGCGGCCGGCTCGCGTCGATGCCGCGAATCAGGTCCATGTCGAGTTTTATGAAGTCGGTCTGAAACTTGGCGAGCAACCCGAGACCCGCATGGCCGGCGCCGAAATCGTCGATCGCGGTGGCGAAGCCCATCTGGCGATAGCTCTCGACAATCGTCTTGACGTGATCGGTGTCGGCCATTTCCTCATTCTCGGTGAACTCGAAGATCAGCCGGTCGGTCGGGAAGCCGCACGCGTGCGCGGTCTTCAGCGTCAGCTGGATGCAGGCGAGCGGCGAATAGACCGCGTTGGGGAGGAAATTGATCGACAGCCGCGCGCCGGTGTCGAGGATCCCCGCCGCGACCGCGCCCTCGATGGCTGCGACCCGGCATTGCTGGTCGAACGCATAGCGGTTTTCGGGCGTGACCCCGGCGAGCACCGCTGCCGCGCCCTCGCCATTGCCGCCGCGGACCAGTGCCTCGAACGCGAACGGCCGTCCGGTCTCAGCATCGACGATCGGCTGGAACGCCATTGCGATATCGAACCGATGTGCGTCCGACCTGCAGCCTTTGCACCCTGTCTGCATCGTACCTCCTGCGAGCCCGATTGTTAGGCGCAGAGTGCTAATGTCCTGTTAAATCGGTAAAACCATCCGTCATACCTCATCGGCGAGCATCGCGCGCAGCGGGGGTGTCAGATATTCGCGTGTCACATTGCCCTCGATCGTGACGATCCGACCGGCAATCCGCGCCGCGGTAGCGGCAGCGATGCCATCGACGGGACCGAGCACGGTGAGCGCCGTCGCCCAGGCGTCCGCGAGCATCGCGCTCTCATGGATCACGCTGGCCGAGACGACGCCGTTGCCGACCGGACGCGCGGTGCGCGGGTCGATCGTGTGCGCGCCGCGCCACGCGTCGCCGGAGGTCGCGACCGCAAGACCGTGCAGCGCGATCCGGAACTGCGCGAGGTCGCCGGCCGGCGGCGCTTCGAGATCGACCCACCAGGGCTCGCCATCGGGCCGCACCCCGCGACCGACCAGTTCGCCGCCGATCTCGACCAGCGCATGGACGATACCCATCGCCTGCAGTAGCGAAGCGACCACGTCGACGGCGTGCCCCTTCGCGATCCCCGACAGGTCGAGCGCCAGTCCACCGGGCTGGCGCAGCCGCCGCGCCGCCGGCTCGAAGGCAAGCCGTGTCCAGCCCGATGCGGCGCGCGCGCGCGCGAGCGCGGCG